TTTGGATACGGTCTACCTGCTGCCTTGGCACGAGCCTTTGCTGCTGTCTTCTGCTCAGGTGTAAGTGGTGTTGATGTCTTCTTTGGATTAGTTGTCTTCCAGAATGGTTTCTTCTTCATTAGTATGGTGTTACCCCTCCGAGATATTCAGTTATATCTCTTAGTCCTTTGTTAATAATCTGCTCCACCCTTTGTGGAGAGATGTCCCAGTATTCGGCTATCACTGCAAGAGATTCATCGCCTGCATATTTTGATTTTAATATCTGATGTGTACGTAGGTCGAGCTTCTTCAATGCTCTATCTACATCAGACAACATAGCCAATAGATTGTTACCTTCGTTCGGTTGCTTCTTTGCTTTAACGCCATGGATATCTGGGTCCATTACTTGGTTAGTTAAATGTGCATCGTCAGAACCAATAACCTTGATGAGAGTTTCAATCATAGCCAGACGATAGAAGTACTCATCTCCTAGTTCATACCCAAGAGCACGAGCCTTCTCCTTGCGAGCGTATCGCTCGCCTGCCCTACGTATGAACGTACTGAAAGCTTTGTATCCTTGTCTGCGTTCTATCTCATCTTCGCGGAGTAGGTACTCGGATACTTTATCCTTACGCTTCCATGCGTATTCATTCATAGCCTGCTTGACATCCGCAGGCTCAACAAACCTATGATATCTTTTAGATATATTCCAAGCAATCGTGCTTGTTATCTCATTAATGACTGACCATATCTCATGGTCTTTACTTAGATTAGTCAAATGATTTCACCAAATATTCCACAGCCTTGAGCATCAACTTGATGTCATCGTTAAGTAAACCAAGCGCACGATTATGATTAGAGCAGAGCAAGCCTCGCACCTGTCCAGTCTTGTGGTCATGGTCTATGTCAAGAGCTCGTCTGCCTTCAGGTTCCTTGCCACAGATATAACAGCCACCATTCTGGGAATCAAGCATGTCTTTGTATTCTTCAACGCTGATACCATAACTACGGATGCGGGATATGCGTTGCTCTTCGTAAGTTTTATTTCTGTTTCTCGGCATACTTCGCCCACACTCCACGCTGTACCATTAGTGCGATGATTGCATAGTTCGCCAAGTCAACAAATGAATCTTCTAAAGATTCATTGTTCGGTGTAACCTTTTTATATATCAGGTTCTTTAACCGTTCCAGCTTGTCGGACATACGTACCATCAGCCCATTGGTTGCGCCACCTGGCGCATGCCAGATGTTGTATGGACCATAGTCGATTTGTTTTTTTACCAGGATTGCTAAGAGTTCATCGTAAATTTTTTGTGCATCCTCTTCAAACTGAAGGATGGTTGTTTCGTCTGACACGGAACCCCTATTCGTCTAACGCATTAATCAACTTGGTTAATGCTTGAGCTCCTTGGTCTGTAATTATACTATTGATATCGCTGTCAGGCGGAAGCGACACGCGGAACGCTTGGGGTATTGCATCAGACAAACGTCTGGCTAGTTCTTGTCCTGGGTTGGAGCCATCCTCTTTGATGTCATTATCTGTGGCTATAACAACGCGACCAATCCCGTCAAAACAACGGCTAAAATGAGGCTTCCAAGCATTAACGCCAGCCACAGCGACAGCAGGATGCCCAGCAAGAGTTGCAGATATCGCATCAATCTCTCCCTCTACTATTAGTATCTCACGGACTGCATGAAGAATAGCATTGACATTGTATAGGTGGTGCTTCTGACCAGTAGGTATCATGTACTTAGGTTCTCCGTTATCTATACGACGGAACTTAAACCCAACAACACCAGCCTCTGTTATGTATGGAATTGATAGGTGGTTCTTGAGCCTGTCCTCATGACCTGGTGCAGCCTCAGTAACGTAACCAAGCTTAAACAATTCAGCGCCATCCATGATGCCACGCTTTATTAGATACGCCTCGGCTGGTGAACCAGCAAGGTTGCCATGGTATGTGTTGGCTGCCTTAGTCCAAAGGTCAATTAGCTTTTGGTTTGGTTTCACTTCTTCTCCTGCCTGTGAACTGTGAAAGGAGGAGCAGTATACACATCGTTCTTTGCTGCAACCTGCATCGCTCTCTTCCAATTGGCTCCAGATGCAATAGCACCTATGGCATAGGATGACCCCGACCCTAAACCATAGATGCCATCATCGCGTAGGAAGACTGAGTACGTATCATCCACCTCGTAGATGGTTCCGTTCACAGCCATTAAAAAAAGAAACTCATACTCTTCTGCCTTCTCATCATGAACGAATCCATTATCACGTAAACATTCACGTAGGTTAGGGATGACAGTTGTAATCATAAAATGATAGATGTCTTTTGTATTAGCTGGTATGGCTGGCGGTTTCCATATGTGTTGGACTATGTCACATGGTTGAGTAGTGCCAGCACCAGCGATTAAAAACTTACCGCGTTTAGTAATCTTAGTTACGATTGGATGTGAGTAAGGACGACCCTTCTCTGTGGTTGTCCTACTATCGGCTGCTATCAAGCAGCCGTTTGGTTCTTGTATACCTATTATGGTTGTCATCGAACCGACCTTAATCTAGGTGGAGTCCAACGACTACTAGACTTACGTCCTCGTTTCGGAGCTGCGCTCTTCGACTCCTTGCCTATGTTTTTCTCTGACCATTTACGAGCGTCGGGGTATGTTAAGTTTTCACGAGCCATGACAATCTGTATACCAGCGCCACTTCCGTTACACGCATAACATACCCAGACACCCTTCTCTGAATTAACCGAGGCAGACTTACGTGAGTCATCATGTACAGGGCAATGGATTGATTTGTCCCCACCCATAGGTAGGTCTAATCCATAATGACGGAACACTGCCTCAAGGAATTCAGGTTGGTTCATTTGCTAATACCAATTCCTTTCCTGGTGGAACCTGTACGCCCCGCACCAAGTGTCGTATCTATGTAGCACATACTTGTGTGCCTCTTGTGTTTGTTTGAGTAGTGACCACCCTGGCTTTGCCCAGAGTAGTTGCCATACTCCACGTGCTCCACTTGATTTGTTGTGGGAGTCCACGTTGTATCGGCTCTCTTTGTATGCAATCTGAATTGCACATTGAGCCTCGCGCTTGTCTGTTGTAACTTGAGTTATCGCAAGCTCCACTCGTTCCTTCTTGTCTGTAATGACAGACAATTTCTTTTCGAATGTGAGCACTGGTGATATAGCCTGGGCTGGTGTTGCGATTGGCAACAACAATCCAAACAGAGTTACTAACATCAACTGCATAGTTACCTCTTTTCATTTTGTGATGCGCTGTCACTGCCTCACTGATGTCCATTGTAACCTGCCTGTTTCAGCAGATTCACCCAGAGTTCCGCAGGCATTACTGCATACGACTCTGAGATATTAGATGTGCCACGCTTTTTAATTAGCACAACGCCTGTTTCTGCATCCGCATGAGTCATCTCATCTTGTAGTTCTCTGAGATAACCAGGGATATCTATTCGCTTTTCATTCTTACATTCTATTACAACGCCATTGATTCCGTCTATGTCCCCGACATCATCGTGCCGACCTGCGCCGTACGCCCGTTCAGCACAGTGGTATCCCATACTGACAAGCCATTTAACTACATCACGTTCGTACTGCGAGCCTTTGCGTTTGGATGGCGTTGACATTTACCACTCGATGCTAAACCAAAAGAAAGCTAGGTCTATACTGAAACTAAACCTGTCAATATTTATACCAACACCAAACCTGGTTAGGCTGTAGCCTAAACTAAATCTACCGACGGTTAATGACCAATGTCTTTTCATGTGTAATCCTTTACTAGTATCTCTTGTAGAATTATTTTTCTTTTACTCCTGAGTTTCTTACGTTCAAGTGGTGTGGTTCCACCCCACATACCGAACGACTCGTGCCTTACTGCCCATTCCAGACATTTATTCTTGACCATACAACTGTCACATATTCTACGAGAGAGGTTGTATATATCAGTACCGCTTCCTCCTTCTTCTGGAAAGAAGAACTCGATACCAACTTCTCTACATAGCCCCCTGGTCAGGTCTGGAAATCTCATTTGTGTTTCCCTTTCGTAGTAACTTCATTGCGGACAATAAATTTTCTATCGTAACCAAGTAACCTTTACTTCGGTTCGGGGGAATCTCACAAGTAATCTCATGACCCCAGTTCTTGACTACGTATCTTACGTAATCTGTCGGAACCATAATCACACCTTCTTCTAAGACGAATGCCCAGTAATCAGCTTGTGTTACTGATAAACCAGATGGTTCCCAAGATTGGGATTTAAGATACCAGCATTCAACTTCAATGTAAACATTGTTTGTCTTGTGCCACTTGCGGTCACGCTTTACTTCAACAGTTTTACCATTAGTAAGAAGTTGTTTAACAAGTTGCTCACCTTCTTGACCATAGTTAAAATCTAAATCGAAACTTGATTTAGTTATTTCCATTGACCCAATGTCCTTGCTCTAAACAATTCTGTCGATGAGTTATATAAAGTCATCTTGCTAGCTTCCGCTGCTAACGTTATGTATTCCTCTGCATTAGGGTCAGACTTACCATGTCGATTCTTAACCACAGCCACACGATAAACGTTGGCTATGCTATCCAGCGCCACGGACAGGACTAGTTCTGGTAGGGCTGCAACCTTGCCCATCAGAGCCTTACGTGGCGCTGGGTAGTTTGGCTTAGACATCTTCTCGTTCTCAGATACGTGATGCAGAACGATGAAGGCGGTTTCATATTCACGTGCCATATAGTGAAAGGCGGACATAGCGTCGCGTAACGCTGTCCATTCGTTGTCGCTGGCTGCAGCGACGTTCATTAAATTATCTACATATACTGCTGTCGGCGCAGCACCGTGCAGTTCAATCCAAGCCTCGACCTCTTCCTCGATATCTTGTAACGAGGGAGCTGGGTCAAATGCAAATCGAACATGTGCTGCGCCTTCAGCTAACGCATCTTCTAGGAGAACACTTGCTTCAGTGTCCATGATTCTCTCAACATCAGCCACTTCTCTGTCCATAATGATTGCACCTGCACGAGTTGCAATCGTTCTTGAATCGGAATCCGCTGAGATATATAACGCTGGAACTTTTGAAGTAATGGCGTACCACAATGCAAGTAGAGTTTTACCACCACCTGGTTGTCCTGCAATTAAATGCAGTTGTGCTTGACGAAAAGCAACCTGGTTAGCAGTAAGGACAGGGAGCACCTCTGGTAATTGCTTACCAGCAGGTGACTCCACACCCACTACTTGCAATAGTGAACGCATGTCTAGCCTTTAAGCCAGACAGTTTCTGCTTCCGCAGCACCAGGCTTGAACGGCTTCGGTCCCTTGATTGGGTCAAACCAACCAACGTAAGCCTTCCCTGCCTTTGATATGCCCTTCTTCTTGGCATACTTGCCACGTCCATCTGGTAGGTCTGGAGCATCTGGATGTCCATATGTCCATTCATTACCGTACTTATCTTTGACTACCTCAATGGTCTGAGGTGATGATGCAGGCTGAGGGTTCATGCCAGCATCTTGAAGCACCTGTATTGCTTGCTCCATGTTTGGTGCGTATGCATTACCAGATGGTCTGTTAACCAGTAATGATTGCAAACTCTGTGCTTCGTTGATTGCCTCAACTGCTGCCATTAAGTTTGCCTTGAATTCAGCAATACTCATACCGCGAACGGTAAATAAGTCTTGCCCGTTTAGCTTGCCAGTATACGAAAACGTAGACTCAGTCATCTACCTTTTCCTTTCTTTCCCTGTGTTGTAGGTATTTGCAGAGGGAATTCTTTTGAACCCATGGCTGGGCATTTCTCTTGGAACGAACACATCTTACAATTTTCACCAACGGATGGTGGGAACCAGCCTTTAGACACGGAGTCATTCATTGCACCGAATACATAATCAAAATAATCTATACTCAAATGGGATAGGTCAAATAGGTCATCGAGTTGACCTTGTCTTGTCATGAAGAACGCACCGAACTTTGGTCGGATGCCATACATTTTCTCAATACCACTGGCATATAAGCCAGCTTGAATCATACCGAATGGTGTCCT